CCCCGATGCGGTTGTTTTCGATTTCTTCCGCTTTGGCGATTGCCTTTTTCGCATAGTCTGCCCATTTGCGTAGGCTTCCAGCTTTGTTTTTTCTTTGTCGCTCATTGTCCAACCGTTTCTTTAGACCTACGTGTGATATTGACCTACCTGTATTTCTGGTAAGCCAATTCGCCACTTCCCGATATGAATACTGTTTAATGTATTTCTTCGCTTGCTCAAGCATATCAAGTTCGTGGTCAATTGGCAAGAGGATTCCGCTATCATCTGGATCAATTTCGTATCCAAAAGGAATTGTTCTTGCTACACGTGGGATAGATACCCATACGTTATCTTCTTTGAGGTCGGTTGGTTGTGGTAATTTCCACGTACCTACTTTTTTAGTCATCATCATCCTGTGGGTTTTTAGCTGGCATAAGCATTACGCCACCCTTTGCTTCCACTTGCATCTTCTCAGTCTTAACCAAACCAGTACGATCAAGTAGTTCTTTTGCAGCTTGCATCTTATCACGAATACCTAGCTCTGTAGGATCATACAACGCACCTACCATAGCCATTGCAGCCTTTGGTGCATTACGTGCAAGAAAGGTGTGTGTTACTTCGATGATCTCTTCTTTGATACCTTTAGTAACTTCTGCATTAGACGTATTTGCGGAGTAACCAGCCAACATCTTAGCGGCGGTAATGTCACCACCTGCTTCGTCCATAAGAACCGCTAGAAACTTTTGTTGGCGTTCCGTTAACTCACGTGGCATAGTACTTCCTTTACATCAATTCAAAGTGTGGACCGTCAATAAAGGGTCTACGGCCTTGTGACCTACGTAAATCTACGTATGCCATCATTGCATCTTCCGCTGTACCTTCGTATGTACGAATGTCACCCTCTGACCAAGCTGCACCCCACTTGATTGCTACACCAAGTTCCTTAGCTGCCTCTTTCATTGCGTCACAGAGATCATCATAAACATTGAGTTCCCATACACCCTTGCCATGTACATAGGCCATAAGGTCTACTGCACGGCCCTCTAGGTGCTTAGACTTCATAGTCTGGGACTTACCTGCCGCTACAAGTTTCTCTTGCTCTTCTACTGTACGTAGGCCATAGATTACACCAAAGTCTACCTTAGTCAACTCAATAGCACGTTTAACTACGGCTACTAGGTTTTCATTTACTCCATCCATCTTAGATAGGCTGCGGCTTGAAAGGCTAAATGTCATTACTTCTTCCCTGTGAAAAACTTAGATACTGATCTCATACCAATGCTGGCACTTACAATACCACCTAACGAATACTGATACCAAGTAGGCATAGCTTCAAGTGAAGTAAAACCTGCTTGTACAATCTGGTTGCCCCAGTCACCACAGAATGCAAGAATGAGTGGGATACTAAATAACAAAGTAATCCACTCATCTTTCCAACTGTTCTGGGTAGCGTTAATTGCAGCTAAGTCCCAATCAAGTTCACCTGTAGCTTGCTTAACACGTATTTCTGCATTGGCTTTTTGTATAGCTACCTTACCGTCAAGATAAGATGAAGCTAGACCACCTACTGCGCCTATGATTTGACCAATCATTTATTTGTAGCCTTCTTAGCTAAGTTAGTTACACCCATAAAAACGGATACTACACCAGCTACAGATACAAAATATACTGAAGCCATGCTACCGATAATAGTTGAGGCATTGTCTAATCCCATTAAGCCAGTAAGAACTACGCCCGAAGGATACAAAAGCATACCCCACAAAGCAAACCAAGCCATTTTCCTAGTCTGATCTCTGTGGGCATCCTCATCCTCAATACGCCTACGCTTATCATCTAAGGCTAACTTGTCCCACTCACCTTGATCAATACAGCCACTACCGTCTGCATCAACCTTATCAAACTCAGTCATTACGTTCTCCGAAAACGTTTAGCCGTTTTAGCTGCAGCTTTAGGTTGTTTAGAAAATTGTTTACCAGCCTTAGTATCTTTTCTTTTTTTGGCTGTACTTGCTGCATACTCTCCACTAGACATAGCTTTAATAGCACCAGCTGGAAGATAACGTTCTCCAGTAGCTTTTGACCCTTGCGTAGAAGGTTTACCACTTTTGGTTCTCCAATCTTGCTTTGTCCACTTGTTAAGACTTTTCTGGGATTTGGAGAGGGCCATTATTTGTAGCCCCCACCCTTTGCTTTGTATTGCTTTGCGACCATTTGAGCCTTCCTTGCGCTCCACTGTCCGGGCTTTCCACCTTTGCCACCTGCCTTAACGGAGGCAACAAGACGCTTACGCATAGTAGGCTTAGTATAATTACCAGCCGCATTAACCGTTGAAGATTTTTTGGTTGATTTCACCACGTGTAATTCCAATATCTTTTAGTTCTTTGTCGGACATATTACGAAGAAGCCAGTAATCTGCACGTTTTTGTTGTGCTACTGCGATTGCTTCAAACCAATTAATTAACCATTTCATGTTTATAACTCCTTGTTCATGAACATATGTACACGGATTATCCAATGTACATAGGAGTTATACCATACTTAGTTATATCATACTACAGACAATAATGCAACCCCGCTATTACCCTACCGGGATGAAGGTTTCAGTTACGGTAATAATAGTATCTAGGTGACCTGCACTAGAGGGCTGAACTTGTATCTTATCACCCGGTTGTAGCACTAGATCAATATTAGAAAAAGTTATGTAATCACTATGTCCTATGCTTTTACCATGTAGGAAATGTGATGTATAAGAGTCTGCCGCTACGTACCATTCTACGTCTACGTTAGTACTGCCACTTGTTGCGCCATTAACCAGCTGAATAAACGTAACTTCCGCTGTACAATTAGCAGGGCAAGTGTATACAACCTCAAGGCTAGTGCCTGTGTTATGACCGTATACAGAACGCATACGTGAAGGTTTGCCTTGGTTGAATACTGACATGTAGTCTATTTATTCCCGTTAAGTTCGTTCATATATACTTCAAAGGCTGCTTTAGTTTTACCCATACCTACTGGTAATCCAGTCTTTTTCTTTTCTGCGTCCGTCATCTTGCTCCACTTAGCATACGTAAGGTAAGGACTATTTCCTTTAAATGGCCCTGTACCTTTTTTACTTGCTATATAGGCTTTGGCTTTAGCAAGATTGTCTAGTCTGCGTTTAGCTGCTGCAGCTTTAATCTTAGCGTTAGCTGCATCTACTTCTTTTTTCTCAGCTACGGTCATGTCTCCATAGCCTTTGCCTGCACGAGTTACTGTATCGGGACGTGCTTTGGGGCGAGTAGTTTTAGTAGGTCTGGCTTTAGGTCGTAGTGAAGTCTTTACGGCGGAGGCAGATTCAGGCTTCTTAGCGGTCTTAGGTTTCTTCCAATCGTTAGCCCATTGAGTAAGTGTCTTACCGGACTTCTTGAGTTCTTCTGCAGTTACCGCAAGTTTCTTTGTACCCTTCTTATCAAAAAAGAATTTAGAACCTGCCTTCTTTGCAGCTGACACTGTACGAGGTTTACCCTCTAGCTTATCCTTTGCCATAGTATATCCCCTAAGTTACTCTGTAGTCCACGCTTCATTCTCTGGTGTGTCGGGGTCATCCTTTACAAAGTGTCCCTTAGCTGTACGAGCACGAACCTTTTTACCAGTATTACTTTTTTTAGGGTTAGTACTTAGTAACTCTTGGACCTTACCATCACAGCACCAATAATCTCCGTATGGGTCGAAAGCTGCAAGTACATCACCTAAGCGTGTAGTTACAGCGTCTTCCGTTACAAGATACCCGTGCTCTTCAAGAACATCCTTGTAGTCTAGGAATTTCATTTCTTCTTCTTTCCCATACATTTTCCTACTGCCTTACATTTAAGTGGGGTAGGGCAACCCTTACATGTTTTAAATTTAACTGCCATTATTTCTTACCTTGTGTACCAGCCATTGAGGCACCACAGTTAGCGTACCCGCCCTTGTTATACGCTTTACGTTTAGACATGCCGCCTTTAGCGAAAGGTGACTTAGGTGTATAGCCCTTAAACTCTTTACGATCACGGGCAGATTGAGTTTGTTTACGTACCATACTATTAAATTCCTTTTTTAATTTATCTTCAAAACCCGCTTCTTGTCTATCCAAAATGCCCTGCATCATTTTCTTACGAATACCGTCTGGCATATTATCAATACGCTTTTGCATAGAACTTATCATTGCCGCTTCATCTGCTGCGGCTTTATCCGCCTTAGACACATTACGACTTTTATTAATACTACTCTTAGATTCAGAAGTACGTATACTCTCTTGACGCTTACGCTCCTTGGAACGTGAAGCTGCCGCCTTACGATCCTTCTTCGCTTTAGATGGCGTATCTTTAGGTGTACCACGAGTAGCGGTACTACCACCCAACTTTTTCTGTGCTGCTTTTTCTGCAGCCTTAGCTGCTTTTTTAGCTTTCATTGCAGCACGTGCAGCTGCCGACATTACACCCATTGTATTATTCCTTTACCATTTTACTTTATCTGCCCAGTAAGCTGCACTCAACTTACCACGCTTAATGTTCTTTGCGTGACGTGCCTTAAAACTTGCACGTTTCTTTTTCATCTTATCTGATTCACCAGACTTTGGCTTACCGGCAGTGCTTGCACCTTGCTCACCAAAGCGAATAAGCTTAATGGTAGTACCTTCTTTAGCAAGTACTGCATGGGATTTCTTAGGGTGCTTAGGTGTACGCTTGGGTTTGTTGTACCCA